GGCTGAAAAAGAGCGATCGCAGCGTCGGCGTGACGCGGCCGCAGCAGCCGCAGGAGAAAACGCAGACGACCAACAAACGGCCAGCGGTCAGCCGAAGAAAGGCCGCAAGAAAGCCGCAGGCAGAGTAGACCAGAGTAGAGTAGATAAGAGTACAGATGGTACTACTCCCCCTTCCCCCTCTGACGAGGGGGCTGACGAGGGCAAAAAGGACGCCATCGAGGTCAGGTTTGCAGAGTTCTGGAGCGCCTACCCGAAGAAAGTCGCCAAACAGTACGCCCTCAAGGCATGGAAACGGCTGCGGCCGGACGCCGAGCTGCACGAGAAGATCATGCAGGCCGTGAACGCTCAGAAGCGGAGCGAACAGTGGCGCCGAGACAACGGCCGCTACATACCGAACCCGGCCACATGGCTGAACGGCGGCCAATGGGACAACGAGCTCGAGGAGGTGACGACAGATGCAGAAAATCGGGGAGATCCTGAACGCAGCAACGCAGCCGACGCCGGCCGCGACTACTCGAAGGGCTTCAAGACAGCAGACGACCTCGACGACTGACGCTGGGGACGGCGGCACCAACTGGATCCTCAGCAACGACCCGGCCGTGGCAGACCTGCCGGGCACCCCGAAGCCGGTCGCCTGTGAGTTCTGCGGGGCGCCGCGCCACACCAAGGGCTTCCCCTTCGGGGATCGTATCTGGTGGGCCCCATACGGGCCGGAGCGCTGCACCTGCCACGACGCCGTGGCAGCCTTCGAGAAGGCTGAGGCCGAGCGCAAGGCCAAGGAAGAAGCCGAGCGCAAGGCTGAGGAGGATCGAAAACTCCGCGACAAGATCCAGCGCATCGTCGGCGAGTCCGGCATGGGTGATCGTTTCCTCCGCAGAACCTTCTCGACCTTCCAGATCACGGACAGCAACCAGAAGGCCGCGGCCGTCGCCAAGCGCTACGCGGACAGCTTCGACAGGCTGCTGCCAATTCAAGGGCAGCCAGAACCCGGCCGCAACGGCCTATTCATCGCTGGCCCACCGGGCACCGGCAAGACCCACCTCGCCGCAGCCATAGCCAACCACCTGATCGCTCAGGGCCGCCCGGTCATCTGCATGACCATGATCGACCTGCTGGAGCGCATCAAGCGCACATACTCCAGCAGCGAAGGCGACGAGGGCAGCGTCCTGAAGATCTACAAGACCGTGCCGCTGCTGGTCATCGACGACATGGGAAAAGAGCCCCCGACCGAGTGGGCGATCTCGACCATTTACAACATCATCAACGGCCGCTATGAGGCATACCTGCCGACCATAGTGACCACCAACTACGACGCCGACACGCTGATCCGACGCATGACCACCCGGGACACCCGGGACGACACCACAGCCCGGGCCACCATCGACCGGCTGATGGAAATGTGCAGAGCCATCGCCCTGACCGGCGAGAGCTGGAGGAGCAAGTGATGGAGGTCAAGCCGATAACGCCGAGAGAGGCCAACGCCTACGTCGAAGCGTTTCATCGGCACCACGGGCCAACAGTCGGACACAAGTGGAGCCTTGCAGCCTACAAAGACGGCCGCCTCTGTGGCGTCGCAGTCGTAGGAAGGCCGACCGGCCGCTATCTGGACGACGGCCACACCCTCGAGGTGACGAGGCTCTGCACCGACGGAACACAGAACGCCTGCTCGGTGCTGTACGCTGCCTGCGCCCGCAGGGCAAAGCTCGAGGGGTACGAGAAGATCGTCACCTTCATCCTGCAAAGTGAGCCCGGGACAAGCCTCAAGGCTGCGGGCTGGACACTCGAGTCGGCAAAGGCGGGAAAGCCAAAATGGAACAAGCAGCGATACGCTGACAAGCCTGTGCAGCTCTCTCTATTCCCGAAAAAGGAGCCGCCGGCAGAATACAAGCAACGATGGGCGAAAGCCCTGAAGAAAAAGGAGGACACAAAGCCATGAAAAAGGTTTATATCTGCTCCCCGTGCCGCGGGGACTACGAGAACAACATCCAGCGGGCCAAGGAATACAGCCGGGCCGCAGCTATGAAGGGCTGCATCCCGATCGCCCCGCACATCTACCTCACGCAGTTCATGGACGACACGATCCCGGCCGAGCGCGAGCTGGCCCTGAGCTACGGCCGCGAGCTGGTGCTCCAGTGCGACGAGCTGTGGGCCTTCGGCCTCTCCCACCCGTCTGCGGGCATGGCCGGGGAGATCGAGGTCGCCAAGGCTGCCGGGATCTCCGTGCTGAACGGCTTCGAGGAGATCAGCCGCGTCGAGCCCGCTCCTGCTGCCGCCCCGGATCCTGAGCCGCAGGACGCTGGCAGCGTGACGCTGCATCTGCCGGCCTTCAGAGCGATGGCAGTATGCAACCAGCACCTCGACCACGGCCCGCTCCACATTGAGATCGCCGGCAGCATCATCCTCGAGCTCGCCAAACGCCTCACCGCTGAGCCGGGCGCCCACTTCGACATCGGGCCGGGAGGTGAGCCTATTGACTAAGTACAACCCGCGCACCAACGCCGAAGGCTACCCGGATCCGACGCCATACGAAGCCGAGCGCCACATC